ATTCAGGATAGCAATATCGGTAGCACCAACACCAGAAGTGTAGGTAAGGTCTACAGAGTTTGTACCATCATTGTAGGTGATCGTGTAGTCTGTTGAGTCAATGACCGTCTGTATCTTAGTTGAGAAACCAACAACATTGTTTTGATCTAATACAACGTCTGTGGGAATCTCAAACCTGTTGTTTGTAAAGCTTGAACTTACAAGGCTTCCCGCTGGAATAGTTGTACTAAAAGCACCTGTAAGAAGGAGTCTTGCTGTGGAGCTTGTTGCACCACGACGAACAATTCCTGACAAAGCTACTAGATTATCTAGTGCGATACCTGAAGCTGAGTTTGGGTCAAAGGAAGAATATACTTGCTGGATTGTCTCCCACAAGTCTGCCTCAGACAGTGTAACGAGGCCGATTAATCTACCAACAGTAGATGCGCTGCTTGTGTCTAATACCTCATCTTCTGTAACAAGATCACTAAATATAGCGGTAGCTTCTTTCCGTAAGTCTTCTCTAATTTGGTCTAGTCGTTTTATTTCTAGACCCGTTGCTGTTAGTCCTGCCATTATATACCTACCTCTAAGTTTTGTATTTCTGCTGTCCCACCTGATTTACTACTTACTGTGAAAGACAAAGTATACCCTCTATCTGCTGAGAGGGATGACTTAAACTTGAGAATGTTTTTAACATCTGCATCCCCATCAATTAATTCTCTAAATATCAGGTCAACGGAACCTTTTGATCTTCCTTTTCCAAAAATCTGTTGGAAGTAAGGTGTTCCATAGTTAGTGTCTAGAAACCACTCACCTTTAAAGGTAAGTAGCTTTATCTTAAGTCTCTGCTTAAGACTATCCCCAACATCAGCCGTAATTGGTGTGGCACCATTAACAAATACAATGTCGTGTGTTTCTTCACTTAGTAGTATGTCCATAATAATTCCTTACTGTGGTGCTCCAACTGTTCCGCCTTGTGGGTCACTGTGTGTGTGTGATTTTAAACTAATACCATCGGCAGTAACATCACCACCTGTCACTGTGACAGACTCTGTAACAGTAAGTGGTGCGCTTATTGTAGCAGTACCGCCACCACCAGCTCCTTGTGCCATAGCAAGAGATCCCGCAAGATTAAAAACACCAGCCCAGTTAGTTGTTGGGCATGTTACGTTGGTAGCACCAGATACATTGACTGTCCAAGACGCGGCTGTTAACCCTAAATCAGATCCAGCTTGCATACTTATATTTGCACCAGCGTTGACTGTGAAGTTACCTTGAGCCTCTATTGTTAAGTTATTACACTCGATAAGCCCATCGTTAAATGTGGCGTAGAAGTCCTGATCGGTCCTCATTTCAATATTGCCATTATCTTTTAGTCGGAATTCACACTCAGTGCTTTCACCTATGTTGTTGGTGATGACCATGTCTCTAGTTGAGTGAGTCCACTTACGCTTTGCAGGATCATTGATAGAATCTTTAAAGGGAAACAAACCCGGAATTGCAATAGCATCTCTAATACTAAACCTACGCTTGTCTTCTGGTGTGTAGGTAACACTCCCTGTGGAAGCCTTGAAGGCGTCTGTTGATCTTTGGGAGAACACACACAAGACTATGTCACCAACGTCCATAGGGAAGGTCATAGAAGCCTTTTTGGATGCAGGGAATATTAAAGGAACATTCAGTATTGTTGGTTGCTCGATTACAGTCCCATCAGGTAACGACTTATTAGTTAGAGGTTGGATGTCAAGCCTCTGGTCTTCTAGCTCAATCCTTATCGTTATTACACGACAAGGTATTGCGGTGTACATATCAGAGGTCTTGTGATTGTAAAAATCATTAAGAACACTGCTTAGTGTTAATTCCTTCATTGGGCTTCCTCTTCATCAGTTCCTTTTCTTTTTGAACAAACACAAGTCATAAACCAGTCTTTACCACGGTAGTCTCCGGAAAACTCTATTTCTTCTACCCGGTAGAATTCAGACGTTTCTTTATAGTCAACCCTGACAAGTGATCCGGGTGTTACCGTGGGATTAAGTAGGGCTTTAAACTTGACGCCACTCTTCTTGGCTGCATCCTCACTGGAGTTATTGTCAGAGCCTGTCATGAAGTAAGGTCTATCTATTAGTCCACTGGAGGGGCCTATAATAGGAGCTAGTTGAGTGTTTGTTGATTCCACTGTGCTTGAATCATTAACATACAACACGTTGCTTTCAATCTTCCACTGAAGATTATACGCATTGGAGATTTGATTAAGCATCTGCCTAGGTGTGCCTGTCAGTGGATACCCATAGACAACCTTTGAGCCTAAGTTCTTACCTTTATAAACACCTTTAGCTATACTTGTTGTTTTTCTGACAGCTTCAAAGGCATCTTCAATATTACCGCCTTCTGGGACAAGTTCAGATATAATCTTGTGAGTGAGTTCGGAAAAAGAGGGGGATAGACTGATTGTGGTTATCCTGTCAGTTCCATTCTTTATGGTCTCTACCTCTGTAACTTCTCCGTAAAAAAGTCTTACAAGGCTGTTTGAGTAACCACAAGAAAAGATTGCAATTGGATAATCTGTTTGTAAATAAGTTAATGATTCATCTGATAGATTATACACCTTCAGAGAACACTTGTCAACCTTATCTTTATTATTTACTGATTTCTTTATTTTAAACTGAACTTGGAGATCATTAATAGAAAGACCATCGCCAGTTGCAGAATCCCCTATCTCTAGTAAGTACTTTCTATCAAAAAATCTCATTACTAATTATCCCTCAGTTATGTCGTTGTAGATATAAAACAACTCGTAAAATTCAGATGGTCTACCTATATTAGCATCTACCTGTTCAGGATCTACGGCGCTTGCAGGCGTAAAAAAGAAACCACCAGATAGGTTTTCAAACTGATAGTCTGCAAATAGCAGTGCATTTGGTGTTAGCCTTTGACCGGACACTAGCGTGTTTTTTCTAGAATCTTTTAAAGTAAATATCCAAGTGTTTGTTCTTTCTAAGAACAGAAATTTTAGCTGATACTTATTTCCCTCTAATGTAATAGAGTAAGAATAGTAAGTATCATCAAACAAGGGTAATTTTAAATATTTTAAAGCCATGTATACCTCTCTTATAGTTAAAGACCAAGAGCAGCCGTTATGTCACCCAACGAGACATCTTCACCGGGAACTAAACTCCTGAGTACTGTACGATCATTCTCGCCTTCGTCAGCAGCAACCTCATCAGTAGACTTATCTCCCTTTGCAGCTTCTTCTGCAACCTGCTGTTGCTGCTCTTCTGCTACATCGACAGGAACCCTAGTCTCAATAAGATAGGAAAAAGTTAGCTGCTCTAAAGTGAGATCAAATGCAAGAGCGTCTCCGGTTTCCGGGGATTCTTTTATTGTCAGGTTTGTTATAACAACGTCTGGAAGAAAGCTTTCAACCACACTACCATCATCAAATTCAAATACAGAAAGTACTTCTTTGTTTATGTAAAGACTCTCAAGCTTTAAGAATAAAGCTTTCTCTGAATAGGAGTCAGCTCTGTCTTCAGAAATGCCCTCTATCTCTGGGAGTGTGTCTGTAAAGAATTGACCGGCGATGTTTGGTAGTAAGTCTGTTGGGCTGTCTTCACTGGTCACAGTAATTGCAGAGGCAATATCACTCTCAACAACAACCTGATCAATTCCGATAAAACCTCTTTCTTCAGGGGTTAGCCTTGGTTTAGAGAGGTTAAAGTCGGCTCCGGTTAAGAAGCCAGTTATCTTTAACTTTGGGTTTTCTTGTGTAACGTGATCTGATACAACACCAAACCCATCCACAGGGTGTTGACTAACTTTACTGGATAGTGTTTGAGAATATTTTGTGACAACATCTAGATAGATGAAGTCACTGTTTTTTTTTTTAATATAATCAACCTGAGTCTCCTAAGTTATCATTAGTTTGTCGTAGTTGGGCTTGAACGTCATTTGCGTCATTGACTCCCGCGGTGACTTCCTCCCTATCTGGGTTGCCCGTAAAGTAGATGTTCTGCGTCAAAGGTGGTATGTCTTCCCTTGGGGTCAAAGGTTTTAGCGGAGTAAGTCCGTCTCTTATAGAAGTTTCATTATTTCCCTGCTGAGCGGAAACAAGATTCTCTCTCATGCTTTTTGTTTTTTCTGAGGGTGTTAGTAGATTACCTAGCCAGTTTGCTCCCATAGCATACTGCTTAAGTATTGGAGGCATGTTATTAACATTCATGATGGAGTCAATCTCTTTCTTGACCCCAGCGTTTCCACCAAACACTTGTTGGTATACACGACTACCGTAACTTTTACCAAACCAATCCTGATCTTGCTTTCCTTTAAGCAATCTATTTCTTTCCTGTGGGCTACTTGCCGAGCTAATCCTACTCTCGTAGTCTATCTGAGCTTTCGTCTTGCCACCGAGCATTACGTTAAGATCATCTAGTAACCTTATTGTCCCTCTTAAGAAATCGTTCAGCGTTGTATCAAATGATCCAAATAGTCCCTCACCAACCAACTGACCTAGATCGACGAAGCGATCAAAAACAGTACCTAACAGTGTAAACAATGATTCAAAAACACCGAAGATATTACTCTTAGTGAGATCTTCATCATCGCCAAGCAAATGACCAATCAAACTATCTCGACCTGTCAGATACCCTGTGAAGTCTTCAAGTAGCAGTAGTACGGCACCAATTACAGTCATCGCTCTAGTGAAGGGTAACACAAGTAATGTAGCGACAGCACCGAGAGCAAGTACATCACCCTTAGCCATTCCAATGCTGTTTGAAAGGCTTTCAATTAATGTCGATAGATCCGAAAGAAGACCTAGAGGTAGTCTAAGGAGGATACCAACATACTTCCAAGCTTCACCAAAAGCTTGTACCAAAGGAGTCATATCTTTAAAGAATGAAGCCATTGTTTTAAACAAACTAGCCTGACCTTTTTCAAAGCCAGCCGCAGAGAAAACCTTAACCATATCGTTAAATACGTTAGCCAGTCTTCCTTGCTCCGCAGATGAGTCTTTCATAGACTCTGCAAGAGCGCCACCTACACGAGCCTTCTCACTAAGCAATCTAGCGAACTCTGGTAGAGCTTCTAGAGAATTAACCTCACCGGCATCCATCATATCAAAAAGCTTATCAGTGTCGCCACCAGAGACTGCTTCGGCCATGATTTGAATAGCAGCAGGGAACTTCTCACCCAATTGCATCTTAAGTTCTTCTGAGTATACCTGACCTTTGTTAAGCATCTGCTCAACAGCTCTCATTGAGCCTTTCATGTCTTCGTCGCTCAAGCCCATAACACGGCTGTATTCAGCCATGCCTGTGAAGACACCTTGAACGCCATCTGTAGACATACCTGCCGTTGTACCAGCAGCAGCCATTTTAATGTAAGGGTCTGCTTGGCTTCTGTAGTCAAAACCAATCTTGTTACCTAAATCTCTGACATAAGCCAACTGTTCCTTACCAGCTTCCTCCCCTTTAAATACCGCTGTAGACGCTCGTTTCTGAGCAATTAACTGTTGGTTTACTTGGTTAAGTTTACTAACACCAAAAACACCAGCAACGGCAGGGAGTGCTGCCCCACGCATAGCACTCCCAGCACCAGCACCAGCACCAGCAGCAAAACCTACACGGCCTCCTGCACCACCAGCACCTCCTGCGCCTCGCATACCATCTCGGTTTGCACCAGTCCTAACACGAATCCTCGTGTTATTCTCAACATACCGGATAGCATCTTTCATTTCACGAAGTAGTGCGCTTCTGTCTACAACAAAATTACTTAAAGTTATTTCAGGAGCAATACCACGCCCACTTGCAACTCTCATACGAGCTTTTAAAGCTTTATTAAGTCTGGTGTTGAAGTCTGCACTGAAACCAAAGCGAGATATAA